CCGATGCGTTTCAGTACATGTGCCTCCACGCAGACGGCGGTGAGACATTTGGAGCGTCTAGCTTAAACACCCAACGTAAAGAGGTCGTTCGTGTCTCGTCTAGCGGCTGGACGTAATCTGTTGACGTGTAAACACGTTGATGCTACTATACGCATGACGTCACAGGTGAGATTTTGATATGGCGCTAGGCCCAGCTCTAATTCCTGTTGCGCGTGCTTCTGATCTTGAGGCGCGAGCGCAGCGTGCTTCTGATGAGAAACAGAACACCCCTATGATTCAAGGGCTGTCTTCTCACGTTTATAAGCGATGGGAAGTAATGCGGGATCATCACCAGGACAGCTTAGAAGAGCGTCTTGCGCAGTGCGTTCGCGCTCGGAATATGGAGTATGAACCTGCGAAACTTGCTGAAATACAGGAGCAAGGTGGCTCAGAAATCTTTATGGGTATTGTCAGCGCTAAGTGTAGGACTGCTACTGCTTGGCTGCGAGATACGCTTTTAGGGACTGGTACAGATAAACCTTGGTCTCTCAGTGCGACGCCTATTCCAGAGGTGCCACCAGACATAGCTCAGGCGATGCAGAATATAATGCAGCAGAACCTGATGCAATATTACGACGCTGGCGGTGAACCGCCAGATGAGACTGAGCTTAAACAGCTTGCGTCGGGTATGAAGGATACGGCCATGCGGGCCATGAAGTTCGAAGCGGAAAAACGCGTCGAGCGGATGGAAACCAAAATGGAAGATCAGATGATCGAGGGGGGCTTTACCAAGGCTCTGTTCGAGTTCACGAACGACATAGCCACATTCCCGTACGCTATTCTCAAAGGACCAATTCCCCGCAAACGCAAAGCAATGAAGTACGTTGAGGGCGGATTAGGCGTAGTCGAGGTACTGCGCGACGAGTGGGAGCGCGTTGACCCGTTTAAGTTTTACTGGATGCCATGGGGCGATGATATTCACTCTATGCCTATAGCAGAACTGCATCACTTAACGCGAGACGACGTTGAGAACATGCTCGGCGTTGAGGGCTACGACGAAGACGCTGTGCGCTCAATACTTACCGATTTCGGTTCGGGCGGGTTTAGCTGGCTCGACCACAACGATGACCTCATGGAAGACGCCACAGGGCAAGACTTTGATGAGGCCAGTAAAGACTTAGTAGCCGCCCTACAGCTGTGGGATACAATTCCCGGCAGCATTTTAATCGAGTGGGGACTTAGCGAGGAAGAAGTTGAAGACCCTCAAAAATCGTATCCGTGTGAAGTGTGGATGATTGACAACATTGTCGTCCGTGCGGTGCTTAACTACGATCCATTAGGCCGCAAACCCTACTATATGTCTTCTTTTGAAAAGGTTCCGGGCCGTATCGACGGCAACGGGGTCGCCGATCTTTGTATGGACGCTCAAAATATGTGTAACGCCGCTGCTCGGGCGCTTGCAAATAATATGGGCATCTCCTCCGGTCCACAGGTCGGCGTTAATATCAGTCGACTTCCAGCGGGCGAAGACATCACTCAGATGTACCCGTGGAAAATTTGGCAGTTCAAACAGTCCGATTACGCAGACTCAACACCGCCTATGAGCTTTTTTCAGCCGAACTCTAACGCAGCTGAACTGATGGGCGTATTTGATCGCTTTATGGCTATCTCCGACGAGGTGTCAGGTATTCCGCGTTACATGACCGGCCAGCATGTTCCAGGCGCAGGGCGTACGTCCTCGGGGCTGTCTATGCTTATGTCAAACGCCGGTAAAAGCATAAAACAAGTTATTAGCAATATTGACCATGACGTGATGCAGCCAATGCTGGAGCGCCAGTATCAAAGAAACTTAAGGTACTCAGATGACCCAGACCTTATCGGCGATGTCCAGATTGTGGCAACGGGCGCTATGTCGCTTGTCGTTAAAGAAGCTGAAGCTGTCCGTAAGACTGACTTCCTCCGTCTTATTCTGGAAAGTCCGGTTGCACAGCAGATTGTTGGCTTGCCGGGTACGGCTGAACTCCTCCGCGATTTGGCCGGTAATCTTAACACCAATGTTGACCGCCTTGTCCCTAGCCGAGAAGATGTTCAGAAGCAGCAAGAGTTAGCTCAGCAACAGCAAATGATGATGCAGCAAATGCAGGCTCAGGAGCAAGCAGCACAGCTGCAAGAAGACGGCACGCCAAAAGGTGGGCGACAAGACAATACAATGAGTCCCCGTCCTAATGGGCAGTAAAAGCTACATGTGTTGACACGTTAACAGCTTTAGAGTAGATTTATGACATGATTGACTTGAATCTTTGTGATCAGCAGCACGTAAAAGCACTGTTGAGACTTAAAGAAACAGGTGAAACGTCGCTGTTAGGTCTTTTTAAGGCCGAAGCAGAGAAAGCCAAAGCTCGTCTAGTGAGCGCAACCGATATGGTTTCAGTCCACCGGTTGCAAGGACGTGCAGAAGCATTTGAAGACCTACTGGAGTCCGTTGAAGAAGCGGCGAAGGTAGTAAACCGCTCGTAAGAGCACGATGAAGCACACCATATACGGGAGCAGCCTACCTACGGGCGCTGTGTAACAGAGTTGGTGCTTTGAGGAGAACCATATGGCGTTGCCAAAGCAGGTACAGGCACAGATTGCCGAAATTGAAGCGTACGAAAAATCGTTAGAAGCCCAACACGAACCTCAACCCGAGGAGTTGGATACGGAAGCGGAAGTAGTAGCGACGATCGAAGCAGCACCCGAACCTGAAGAAGCGAAGCCAGCTGACACGTCACCGACGGACGTAGAGGAAGAGACTTTTAAGCAAAAGTACAAAACCCTTACAGGTAAGTACGATGCTGAAGTTCCACGGTTGCACCAACAGGTGCGAGAGATGGCCGAGGCAACAAAGCAGCTCCAAGAGGAGCTAAAAGCGCTTAAAGTCGAACCGACAAAGCCGAAGGAGAAAGTCAGTTTAGTGACCGACGCAGATCGAGCCGAATTTGGTGAAGAACTGCTGGACGTTCAGCGCCGTGTTGCGCAGGAAGTCTCTCAAGAATACGAGGGCCGACTAGAGCAGCAAGACGCGGTTATCAAGAAGCTGCAAGACGAACTTGCAAAGACAGGTAGCCAAGTTGGAGAAGTAGGATTTAGTCAGAGGCTCAATCAAGCCGTGCCTGATTTCCCGCAGATCGACAACGATGAGCGTTGGGTAGCGTGGTTAAATGAGCATGATCCTATGCTTAGAGGCCCACGCAGAGTTCAAGCACAGCAGGCGTTTGATGCCGGTGACGTAGAAGCCATAGCCCACTATGTGAGCATGTGGAAAAAAACGTTAGCAGCACCGACCGAAGCTAAGCCTAACCAAGCCGAACTTGAGAAGCAGGTTGCTCCAAACCGTTCTGCTAATTCTGTGCGTACACAGAGTACAACCCAGAACTCTAAAATTTATTCGCCTAAAGACGCGGATAGAGCTTGGAATAAGGTTCGTACACTAAATACGCGAGGGCAGTACGCGGAGGCGGAAAAACTTGAAGCTGACTTGACAGCTGCGTATATGGAAGGCCGCGTTAGAGCTTAGCCCTAATGTGTTAACATGTAAGCAGCTATTGAGTCGATAACCAACTTAATAGGAGGCCAAAATGGCTGCTGTATTCCCCGTCGTCGGTTCAGGCGCATTCGACACTACCCCATCTTACTCAGGTGGTTTTATCCCACAACTATGGTCGCAAAAGTTGAACGCTAAGTTCTATGCGAACACTATGATGACCGAAATTTCCAACACTGATTGGGAAGGCGAGATCAAAAACCAAGGCGATACAATTCGTATTCGTACTGCACCATCAATCACAATCAACGATTATGCTGGCGCTGGTACTACACTGACTTCTGAAGTCCCTGCTCCGATCTACCAAGACATGCAGATCGACCAAGGTAAATACTTCAGCGTCCAAGTAAACGATGTACTCGCGCACCAAGCGGACATGGACTTGATGAACATGTTCACTGATGACGCTGCTAAACAGCTGAAGATCAATATTGAAAACGATACGTTCTTCAACTGGTTCGTAACCACAGGCGCAAACGCGTCAAATAAAGGTGCGACAGCTGGCGCTATCTCAGGTGCTTATAACTTGGGTACTGATGTAGCCCCAGTCGACCAAGCAACTCCTGCAAATATCCTAAACACAATTTTGCAGATGTCTTCGTCACTCGACGAGCAAAACGTACCGGAAGATGGCCGCTGGCTCATCATTTCACCGCGTGATCGTCAGCTTCTGATGCAAACAGACATCG